TTGGAAGGACTTTTACCTTAAAAGTTGGTGGCGCAGACACTACTGGAATTGGAACAATAGGATCTAGTGGAATAGTTTTAATAAATGGAGTGTTCCAACAACCAACCACAGCAAATAATAAACTCGGAAATTTTGAGATTCTTGAGGATACATCTGCTGGTATTAGCACTATTGTATTCTCAGGAATTACAAAACCAAACAGCGATCCACTAGAGTATGTAATTTCAGATTATGATGTAAATCAGAATGAAACACCAAGAGGTGGAATTATTGTTTCTTTAGGATCAACAACTGGATTAGGTTTTGCACCACTTGTAGGAGCTGCAGTTACTGCTGTTATTGGTGCTGGAGGATCAATCACAGGAATTACCACAGGACTTCCCGGAGGGTCTTATGGATCTGGTTACAATGGTTTAACATCCATCGGTGTTACTGTTTATGACGCATCTCAAGATGCTGGAGGAGATCCTGCAGTAATTACCGCAGTAGTTGGTGCAGGTGGATCACTTGCATTTAGCATTGGTGCTGGTGGAACAGGATATAATAATCCGCAAATATTTGTATCTGAACCAACTTACGAAAATCTTTCTGTAATAGGTGTCTCTAGACTTAGTGTTGGATCTACAACAGAAACTGGTATTGGACTATCTATTAGTTTGAAAGTAGGTAATGTTGATGCGACTGGAATAGGATCAACACACTTTGGTGTCACCGAATTTGACATTACTAGAAATGGATATAGTTTCCGAAGAGGAGATGTATTCAAGCCAGTAGGGTTAGTCACCGATGCCAGATTAGCATCTCCAATATCAGAGTTTGAATTGACCGTTCTCGAAACTTATTCCGATAAATTCGCATCTTGGGAATTTGGAGAACTCGATTTCATTGATTCTATCGAAGATTATCAGGATGGTTCTAGACAAACATTCCCATTATTCTATAATGGAGATCTTCTTAGTTTCGAGCAAGACAGTGATTCTAGGATAAACTTGGCAAATTGTCTTCTCATCTTTATCAATGGAATACTTCAAGAACCTGGGATTGCTTATGAATTTGGAGGAGGAACATCCTTTAGATTTACAACACCACCAAAATCTGAAGACAATATTTCAATTTACTTCTATAAAGGAACAAATGTAGATATTGAGGTTGTCACAAATATCTCTGAGACGATAAAAAAAGGAGATATTGTTCAAGTTGTTAAGAGTAATGATTATCCAAATATATCTTCACAAGATAAGAGAACTGTGACGGATTTATCTTTCTCAGATAAATTTGAGACTAATTTATACTCTGGTCCTGGTATCACAACGGTTTACAGACCACTGAGTTGGACAAAACAAAAAGTTGACAAAAAAATAAATGGGGAGATTGTTTCTAAAGCAAGAGATTCAATAGAGTCTTTAATATTCCCCACTGCAAACATAATAGGGGATTTGTCAACTACTGATACCGAAGTATTCATTGATAGTGTTGAGTTGTTTAAGTATGAAGATCCAGATTTAACTTCGTTTGATTGCTTAGTGATTAATGGAATATCAACTGCTGCCATATCAACGGTTACAGGAAATCAGTCTATCGAACTTATATCAAACTTCACAACAATTCAGGGAGACAATGGTTCCGTGGTTGGAATTGCAACAACAAGCACTCCAAATCTTGCTATAGAATTTACCCTTGATTCTTTGATAGGATCTGATTTGCAAGTTGGATATCCAATTTATATTTTTGATACATTGGTTGGAAATGGAGTTACTTCGATTATTTCTTCAGACTCTGAAGTTGTCGGAGTTGGAACTACATATATTGATAATGTTTATAATGTAACTGCATTAGACAACGCCAGTGGAGTTATCACTTGCAGAGTTCATTCTGCATCAGCAATTGTGGGTATCAACACTACAGGATCTTCCAACTATCCTGTGGGAAGATATTCTTGGGGTAGATTATCAAACACATCTGGATTGGTTAGATCTGGAAATCCAATCTCAATTGGAGTAACTGGAAACACCGTATCTGGATTAACAACATATCCTATTATTCAAAGAAGAAATGTTGGAATAAGATCTACAGGCGCTCTCCCCAAACTCTTATAAATATCTAAAAAACTATGTTAATATGGCTGCTGTCGTAACAGATCAATTTAGAATACTGAATGCTAATAATTTTGTCAATTCTGTTTTAGATGATAATAACTCATATTATGTCTTTTTAGGTTTGCCAAATTCATCGGTTGCAGGATTTGGTAGAACATCTACTTGGAGTACTGCATCTAGTGGTCCCCCAAGTCCAACTGATAATTTGCAGTATTTGTATCACTATAGAGATACTGGATTGTTTGGGAAAAGAATTACAAGCACAAATATTAGAAGAGTTGTAAGAAAAGTTCAGTGGACTTCTAATACTGCTTATGATATGTACAGACATGACTATAGTTCTTCTAATTTAACTCCCAACTCTGGAACAAGTAGATTATATGATTCAAATTATTATGTGATTAACAGTGATTTTAGAGTTTATATTTGCATTGACAATGGTTCTTCTGGAACTAATGTAAATGGTGAAAGATCTAAGTTTGAACCAACATCTACAGACTTACAACCATTTTCTGCAGGTTCTGATGGATATTTGTGGAAATATCTATTTTCTATTTCTCCAAGTGACGTAATAAAATTTGATTCCACAGAATATATTGTAGTTCCCAATGACTGGGAAACTTCAACTGATGCTCAAATTCAGTCAGTCCGAGAAGCGGGAGATTCTGAAGTAAATAATAATCAAATCAAAAAAGTTTATATTCAGAATGGCGGCACTGGATACTCTAATGGTACTTATGATATTTTGGGGGACGGAACTGGTGGTAGAGTTTCTGTAACTGTTGATAGTAATGGTACAATTACCTCTACTAACGTTGTTACTGGAGGTAAAGGATATACCTTTGGGATTGTTGATCTCGAAAGAACAGGAACCATTTCGAGTGCAGCAAATTTAATTCCTATTATCCCACCATCTAAAGGTCATGGATACGATATCTATAATGAACTCGGAACGGATAGAGTTTTAGTTTATTCTAGATTTGATGATTCTACCAAAGACTTCCCAGTAGATACTAAATTTGCACAGGTTGGAATAGTAAAAAATCCTAAAGAGTATGCTGGAGTAACTACTTTTACAGGTTCTACTTATTCTGGATTATATGCACTAAAATTAAATGCTGCTTATACAGGAACACCCACTGTTGGAGAGACAGTAACACAAACCCAATCAGCAACAAGTATTGCTAAAGGTTATGTAGCATCTTATGATAGCACCACAAAAGTTCTCAAATATTTTAAAGATAGATCTCTATTCCTCACCAATGGAGTAAATCAAGAGGATAGAACAACCATCGGAGTAAATTCTAAAGTAGTCGAATTTAATAATAGCGATAGTATTACTTTTACTACGGCAACTGGTACTAGTGTATCTGCAGGATTTACTGGAAGTTCTGAAAATGGTGTTAATTTGGGAATAACTTTTGCAGGAGGTCTTTCCAATCCAGAGATAAATAAAAAGACGGGGGACATTATCTATATCGATAATAGACCCGAGGTTGAAAGAAATCTTAGGCAAAAAGAAGACGTTAAAATCATTCTGGAATTCTAAAAAAGATGGCACAAAAAACAGACTTAAATATCAACCCATATTTTGATGATTTTGATTCGGGTAAAAACTTTTATAAAGTCTTATTTAAGCCAGGATTTCCAGTTCAGGCACGAGAACTGACTACGCTACAATCAATATTACAAAATCAAATTGAATCTTTTGGAAGTTATACCTTTAAAGAAGGAACTGTAGTAATACCAGGAAATATTGCTTACGACGGTCAATTTTATGCTGTAAAATTAAATTCTACAGTTTTTGGGATTGATGTATCACTCTACATCAAGCAATTTATTGGTAAGAAAATAACAGGACAAACTTCTGGAACTACGGCAACGATTCAATATGTTGCCTTACCACCTAGTGATAATGTTGATGACATAACAATTTATGTCAAATATGTTGACTCTAATAACAATTATGTTTTTGACCAATTCGAAGATGGAGAGTTTTTATATGCCAGTGAAAATGTAACTTATGGAAATACCACAATTAGTGCAGGAACTCCGTTCGCATCATTAATCAGTTTAAATGCAACCTCCATTGGATCGGCAGCATCAATTGGAGAAGGAGTATACTTCATTAGAGGATATTTTGCAAATGTTTCCAAGCAAACATTGGTATTAGATTACTATACAAACACTCCATCATATAGAGTTGGATTGTCAATTAAGGAACTTCTTGTTAATGCAAAAGATGATTCTTCTTTGTATGATAATGCAAAAGGATTTACTAATTATGCTGCTCCAGGAGCAGATAGACTTCAAATTAATTTGACTCTGACTAAGAAGTTACTTACTGATACTAATGATACGGATTTTGTAGAACTTCTTAGAGTAGAAGATGGTAAGATAAAAAAAATTGAGAACAAAACTCAACTTAATAGACTTGGAGATTACATTGCAGAAAGGATCTATGAAGAATCTGGTCACTATGCATTAGATAATTTTAAAGTATCATTACATAATTCGTTAAATGATAAATTAGGAAATGACGGTCTATTTTTTAATAATCAATCAACAGATCAGTTAAATGCACCATCAGATGATTTAATGTGCGTTAAAGTTTCTCCTGGAGAAGCTTATGTTGGTGGGTATAATGTTGAGAAAGTTTCCACATCAATTCTTGATGTGGAAAAACCAAGAGATACCGCAACTGTATCGACTGCAAATATTCCCTTTGAGATGGGAAATCTTTTAAGAGTTAATAATGTATCTGGTGCCCCAAAACAAAAAGAATCAATCGATCTTTACGATACTTATGTTGGTGGTGCTGGAACGAAAATTGGAGACGCTAGGGTCTATACATTCAATCTAACTGGATCTGCATACCAAGATGGATCTACGAACTGGGATTTGTATCTTTATGATGTTCAGACTTACACGTCTCTCACCTTAAATACACCAGTAGCACCTCTGGGATTAATAACTTCATCTTATATTAAGGGGAAGAGTAGTGGTGCGAGTGGATATGCAGTTTCCTCTGGGTCAGGTAGTACAGTAAGCATCAGACAAACTTCGGGAACATTTTCTGTTGGAGAACAATTAATTATTAATGGTGTTGATGCTTCTGCTACTATTGCATCGGTTATTGTTTATGGAACTAGAGATATCAAATCTGTATCCCAGTCTGGTGTTTCTGGATTTCCAACATTCTCTGCAGATTCCTTACTAGATTCTGTAGATCTTCCAAATGGAATTGTTGGGGGAACTATTAGCGGTGGAAATACTTTAGTAAGTCCAGGTAAAGTGTTCACTGGAATTAAAGTTGGCGATATCATAAGATATCAAACAGCATCAGGAGATGAGACTTTTAATAGAGTTACCGCAGTTAATACATCATCACTCACTATTGGAATCGGAACTACTGTTTCTGGAGTATCAAACGGGGAAGTTACTAACGGAACATATTCTTCGATTAAACTTGGAATTCCTGCTTTGAGAAATCAGGAAAAAGGATACCTCTACGCAGAATTACCCGATTCAAATATCGAATCAGTCAATCTTTCCGGATCTACTTTAAAAATATCGGAACAAATCACTGGAGAAACGACAGATAGTAGTGGT